CTATTTTTGTGAAGTCGTAACCTCACTTACTTCAAATGGCTCCCGCAGGCGTTGTACTATATTTGTACAATCGGGGAACACAATTGAAGTAAAAGAATGTGAAATCTGGAGCAACAGAAAAATAACGTCTAATAATGACGTCTTTGACTGCATCATCTCCATGAGATCTACTTGGATAAGTGATCAAATTCACAATCACAGAACCGGCTGTAGTTGCATAACCATCATCGTCTTCTTTAGACGTTGATGGTGAAGTAGAAGTAAATCGAGTGTTTGCTTTATAAGGCACACAAATAGATTTTCCTTCAACGCAACTTGTAGACATAATGGAAATACCACTATTATCCACTGAATTGGCAAAGTTTCTATTCCAGTATGGCGCTACACTCTCGTATTGAGCTACACTGTTCAAAGATAATCCTGCTGCTACAGCAAAAATATCATCATTAGCCACTCTACCAGAATTGGTTCTGGGTGGTTTCATAGAATAGGAGATCGTAATAGCTGGTCTCCTATCTACTTGAGACTTTGAATAAGCCTCATAATGCCAGATAAATCCTCCTCTGAATCCCTTGTAACAAGGACACAGAATTTGAAATGGTGTATTTTGAGCCCAAGTACAGGGAGCGTCAGCTCCCACACCGAGTGAAGAAGCATCAAACTGTGAATTGGGATCAAAGCCATTCATTGGAGGATATATGGCACGTGAAAATGAAACCACGTACAATTCGTCCGTAGCAATCGGCTCTCGAGAAGAAACCAAAGGCTCGGTCGGATATGCACGTCGCAACAAGTTCCGATATGAACGTACCGCCTCACCAAAATAAACATCATATTGGCGAGCCTCTTCTGTAGGAATTGTACCTGTAATAGATATTTCTTCCCCAGATTGAGGCGCAAACCATGAATACGAAGTGTCTAATTGGGTTTGAGGGTTAGCAAATTCAATATTATCCGCAGCCCGAACAAAGACTAGCATTTGAATGCTTGAAGTTGCTTCAGGAGCAGACAGCGAGTTCATAATAGATACTACCAAATTGCCGTTGGTATATTCTTTGTTATATAAACTCGTAAAAGTATCGCCCTTCACATAATAAGAAGGTGTCGGGCCTGGTTGAATAAGCGCTAGAAATCTCTGCGCTTGATGATATGGAATACGCACTTCTACATCTGTTTCCATGGAAAGATCAACGATCCGCGAAAAGACAGCTGGAGTAAAAGTACTTCCTCCATATAATGTATCAATAGGATCCCAAGCAATTCGGACACGTCCACAATGATATTTTGAAGAGATGAATTTGAATCTAAAGATCATATCACCTCGCCAATTACCAAACATTGTGGCACCAATCGAACAGGGTGTTAAACCAAGTTCATGTCCATTGGTTGCGTTGGTTTCATAATTGATCAAATTTGGAGTTACTGCACAGTAAAATAAGTCAACACCTGGGGAATCAGTTGTCGCCCATTCAACTTTGGTAAGCATAGCCTCCCGACCAGAAATGTAAACAATTGATAATTCATCAACATCTGATAAACCCACAGTACGTGGATCAACAGACAATTCACATTTCGGATCGAGTGTCATCTTATCAGCTGGAACTCCAATTTCAGCACTTGCTAGTGCATGGTAATTAGCAATCCTAACAGGTTTAACATCATCAATCACTGGTGGATTGGTATACCCAAAAAGGGCACCAATTTTACCTATTGCTCTAGCTCCTATTACAGTAGCTTTGGCAAAAGGACCAATGACTGGTACTGATGAAAGCTTCTCAGCAACGGCGGCAACTGTCGATGAAATATTCGACACAGGCCGAGCCATATACTCATCAACAGCGCCTGATTGCACTGCCAGCTTCAAAGTGGGACCTGATAGCTTTACATCTTCAGCCCAAGCAAAAACTTGAACCGTAATTGTATTGCCAACTGAACCATTTGCAGAAGCCAACTGAGCTACCTCAGAAAGACGCAAATAACCCATATAGGTTAAATCATTAGCACTAGTCAAGTCCAACCATTCTTGATGATAAAAGAATGGTAAGGACATCTCACCACCACGTGAATCAGCTGCAGTGATAAACACATGGGGTTGAGTTGTTAATTGAGT